TTTGTTTTATAGCCATCTAGTTTCCCACCAGCCCACTGTAAACCTTTTTTAATAATTAAGTTTAACATATGTTATTCCTTTTTATAGAGAGAATCCCCTTGTTCAATTTCTTTACATATCCTAACTGATCGTTTGCCAATTTGCTTGTACCATAGAGACTTTCTTGCACTATTGGCAGCATCAATCCATTTGCCATTAAACATGTTTCTTAGAGTTGTCTTAAACTCAAGAAAGCCAGCTTTCCCTAAATTAAATATCATATTAACTATAGCACATTCTCTTGTCTCATCAATATTAACTTTACAGTTCTTGAATATACTATTATATTCGCTAATAGATTGGTCTAACCTTTTTGATAAAAGTTTGGCTGCATCTGGTTCTGATATTCTGGCATTTTTATTTGGCGCTTTACAGCCATAGCCATATGTCCATTGAGTTCGATCCCAATATGGGATTGACTTAAATCCTTCGTCTATTTTTAGCTGATTTAATATTCGCTCTTTATTCATCAATGTCTTCCTCTATAAAAAGTTTATCTTGCTTTATAATCTCACTAGTTGAAGTATCGAAATAAATAGTTTCAATATACTCTTCTTCTCCAGCTAAACTTACCTGTAATGCACTATTATATTCTTTTATAAGCCTTAGAAGTTTATTGTAGTAAATACAATCCTTATTCTCAAGTAATATATCCATTGCCTCAAAATATGCAGACTGAGGAATATCATATGCGTACTTTAATATCACATACGTAGATTTTTGATCTTCTAAAAGCCTTGAAATATTTGATAAATCCTGCTTAAATGATAGCCATTTTAAATTAACAACAAACACCATAATCTCTCCCTTAAAACAAGTTACTTAAAAACTGCATCACTTCCTTCTGTCTCATCTACTGATTCAGCGCAATGGTCCTTTTGCCAAAAGAATATCTTATTAATTGCTTTGTGGAATATGGAGCCATTATAATATTTACCAACCCTTGAAGAACATGTTTCGTCTGGATCCCCTCCAAGTATTGTATTTAATAGTTGATCTAAAGAAAGTAGTATATTGTATAAGTATTGTTTTATCATATTAGAATATTGCATTTGTTATTAACCTTGCTATATATATTATTAAAAAAAAGGGGCGGGAGTGCCGCCCCCAATTGCATCGGGAGAAAGGAATAGGAGATACAGAAAAGCCCGAATTTAATCGGGCTTCTCATTTCATGAAGCACTATTATACTAGCTTAGTGCTTTCGCTCATTGACTCAGGATAAGTAATTGCAGAAGAATCAATATTAACATTAGTGGCACCAAAATCAGCGATACGATTAGGTACAACTTTAACATTCTTAACAACACCAACACCTTTGCCTTCATTTAGGATAGCCATACCATACTTCTCTCGAAGTTTAACGTTATAGATATCGCGCTCAGGATCTGACCAGCTATGCTGATTAATATTTTCGGCCTGAATTAGAGCACCAGCATTGGCTGGATCTACGAAATAGATAGATGTTAGTTTATTGATTGGGTCAAATGGAACTTGTGGAGATACCATAATTTTAAATGGAATTCCTGCCCAAGATGGAAGAACTGGCTGACCTTTAAAATCAGGAGGGAGATCTTCACCCTTACTAGCTCCACGAGATGCAGGACCAAGACCATTAAAGAAGCTTTCGCGCTGCACACCTTGAACATTATAACCGCCCATAAGTGGACCGCCACCGTTTGCCCAAGCAAACACTTTAAGGAATGGGTCTTTAGCCCAAATAGCCCAAGTTAGAGGATGCATTACTAGAACAGATGGGGCGTAGCCTTCTTGTAGCATTGCTGCATAAATATCAAAGAAGTCTTCTGATCCAAAGCTATAGTTAAATGCACCAGTTGCATCACGACCGGAAAGAGCGCGGCCAAGAACAGATGCTCCAGGATTTTTATTATCTACAAGGGTTAGACCTTGACGCTCAAACATGTTAAACGCAGTACGATTCTTACGTCTTGCAAATGCTCGACCTGCGGCTTTTAGCCATTGAGCAATAACATCATACTGAGACTGCTCAACCATTTCTTCAGTAAGAGCAAGTTTGATACCGAATTTCCTAATGTCGATCCGGATAACAGTTCCACCACCTAGGGTGATGTCTTCTGTTCCATACTCTCCACCGGGAGCAATCTCGTCAACCATCTCCATTGCGCCTTCTGCTGGTAGTGTAACAAAAATACCATCTTTTTGAGAAATGTTTACAAACAGTTCATTTGTAATTAGCATTGGCTCAGCGGCTTCACGTACAGTTTCAGAAATTGCAACTGGGAGATACTTAGATAGGTCGCCATTATTAAGAATATCCTTAAGTTTTAGGTCGCTCTTATCTTCGTCAGTTAGTTTAAATTTTTTAGCAAAAGCTAAAAGTTTCTTTTCAAGATTCATTACTAATATCCTCCATTAGTTACAATTTTATATTAATAAAATAGGTTAAAGTTTACTGCAATTCGAACCATATATTTAGGTGCGTTTGCAATTGCTAGATATGCATTACGTCCATCAGTAGCAGAACCTGGACCTTCTTGCCAGAGACCAAAATCCCGGAAATAAGTGCGTACTAGAGCTAGGTCTTTAGAAGATCCTGCTTTTACGTCTAGAATACGACCTAGTTTGCGAGTAGAACATCCATCAGTTCCAAGTACCTGGAAGTTAGAATCAAGATTGTAGCCTACTACCTGTCCAATATAATCAGCAAGACCCTTTTCTACTAGACCATTTGATCCATCAGTAGAGTTGATAATTTTACCAGAGCCATATCCTACAGAAAGACAAGTAAAAGGAAGGTCAACTTTTGGTGTATAGCGAATTTCCCAATCAGAGGCAGCAATTTTACAGTTTAGAAAAACTGTTCTTCCGTTAATTGCATATTGATCAGGGATACCAGCAGATACAGGATCTGTGAATAGTGCAGGAGAAGCTTTTTGTGTTACAGTTTTTTGTACTCCAGCTTTATAGAAAGTAACACTGCCACCATCTGCTAGATATAGAGCAATACGATGAGAGTTAGAGCCATTTACCATTGCCTCAGCACGTTGATTAATTTCAACTACTGGAACCTGAATATATGCCCACCGAGTAAAAGCTTTAGCTCCACCGGTATCATAGTTGTGTTTGTAGAAAGTGCTAGGATCGCTAGGATCAGTACCAGCTGCCTGTAGGGCAGAATAGCGCATAATACCAATTGGGTCAGTTACTCCAAGACCTGCGGCTTTCATAGAAGAAGCTACAACATCGTCGGCAGTAACAACTAGGCCGGTATAAGGGTCGCGCACACCAGCAGAAGCATCAACTGCACTATACTTAATTGTAGCTGCTGCTTCAGCAGCGGTAAGTTTGGTGGCTGCGTCGCCGACAGTAGTGCTATAGGTTTCTTCAAAAGATTCTTTTTCCATAGCTAGTCCAGCAGGAATTAGTCTTTTATTGGTATCGAATGCAACAGGCTTTCCTGGCATTAGAACAAAATTTGAACCACCAATACGATTTTCAGATACAGCTACTTTAAGGTAGGTAGCGGGAAAGAAATCACCGGGAGGGTTATTTCCTTCTGATACTTCTACATTGTAGTTAGGAGTGCCCTGAATAATCTGTGGTGCTTTTTCATAGTTAGCAAAATAATTTACACCTTTGAATCCACTCATTTATTAAATCCTCCAAATTGTTTGTTATCTTTTTCTATTTATTTTCTAAATAGATTTATAAAAGCTTGAACTAACTCTGCCTCTGTTGGCTTAACTTCATCTTCTAGCTTAGTGTCTAGATTATCTGTGTCGCTTTCTTTAGTTGCAGAATCAGCAAGTGTGGGGTCTGATATAGTAGTGACCTCTGTTTTGTTATTAACTGTAGTGCTATCAGTAAGTTTAGAGTTTAGTTTTCTATAATCTTTAGCTTGTTTAACTAAAGAACTATATGATGTTTTAAATAGTACGTCTTTTTCTGTTTCTTCTGAATCTAGAATTTCAAGCTTTTTCTTAATCTCAATAATCTCATCTACAAGAGAT